AACAATTGCAACAATGGCGCAGTCAGGGTGCCGCGGATCAGCCACCCTCTGACGGCCCAACGCAGCAGAAACGCAGCAACCATGCCGCCACACGATCGCCTCATCGCTTTTTATCGCCGCTGCTTAGGCCCAGCCAAGCGGCCCAGCATCGAAAATGCTCGCCATTTCGCTGAGCACATCTCCGCCTACACCGATTTCCATGTCCGCTACCGCGGCATGACCACACTCGAAGCCGCGGCCATCATCGCTGAAGCACAGCAGATCCTGGAGAACTGCTGATGACTGAAACAAATAGTTTGACCGGCAATGCTGAAAGCATCCCGGCCGCGGCTGACGGCTCCAACCCGCAAGCACCAAACAATTTAACGAAGCAGCCAGACTTCGAGGCTGTTCGCACCTTCCTTCACTTACTTGGTAAGCCACCAGGTACTTCACGCCTTCGTGGTTTCTACCCTGCTGGGCATCCCGCCAAAGCAAACGATTCTGGTCGCAAATCACCACCCACTCGCCGCACCGTTGAACAGTGGCAAGCTGAAGGCCGTGGTGTTTATGTCGTCATCAATGACGGTGGCGACACAGACGCCGAAATCACCGCCTGCCGTGCATTTTTTTGCGAATGGGATGATCGGCCCAAAGAATGGCAAATCAACGCCTGGCAAAACCTTGGCCTTCCTGAACCAACCCTACAAGTTGATACCGGTGGTAAGTCCATCCACAACTACTGGGTGCTAGCTGATCCAATCACGCCCCAACACTGGAAGATCGTTCAAACCCGTCTTCTGGAACACGCGGATGCTGATCGCTCCCTGAAAAACCCATCCCGTGTGATGCGTCTGCCAGGCACCTATCACGTCAACAATGACGGCACTCTTGGTGCTCAGACATCAATCATTCATCAATCCGATCGCCTCTACAGCATTACGGACATTGAGGCATGTCTTCCTGATGAAGACACCTACGACCACATCACCAAAGCTCAACGCTTCACTGATTACAACAAGCACAGCATCAACGAAATACGCGATGCTCTTGCGTGCATCCCGCCCCGTGTCCCTGGCTCCAACACCTACGCGATGTACCGCAACATCTTGTGGGGTCTCATCGCTGCTTGCATTGAAGCTGGTGGTACGCCTGACCAGGCGATTGCCTTAATGCAAGCCCACAGCCCGCAATGGCAGGGCATCGCACAGATCGCAAAATCTGGTGGTGAGCACATCAAGGTTGGCACCTTTTGGTATTGGGCGCATGAGCACGGTTGGCGGCCAACGCTTCTCGTGAAACGCATGAAGCGCACCAAACTCATTGATGCCAAAACGGGTGAGATCACCGAAATCGTCACAACCCGGTTCGAGTCCAAAAACGCTGATTACCTTCCTGAGGTAGAAAAGGATGTTTTTGGTTTTCCAAAAGATCGTTGGATCTGCTCTGACAACCTTCTCTACAAATGGACCGGCACTCACTACGAGCACCAGCCAGATGAAAAGCTCACGCCTCAAATCGCAAACTTTTTGGCGCAACTTGAATACAAAGAACGCAAAGACGCAGAGCCTATTCATCCATGGGCAAGGCCACGCTACGTCGCCGAATCCCTTGCCTGGATGCGAGCGAAACTTGGCACTACTGAGGTAAATCCTCACAACGCCATTAACTGCAAAAACGGTGTTGTCGAATGGAATTGGGAGGGCAATACCCTTTCGTGGCATCTACTGCCCCATGATCCAGATTTTCATTTCACCTACATCACCGACTACAACTACGACCCTGAGGCCAACACCGAACAGCTTGAACGCCTCCTAGCAGCCGTCGAACCCACCGACATCGACACGCTTCAGCGCATCCTTGGTTCGGGCATGGACCTTGCCAAATACCGCTCCGTTCGAGGCCGCCCACGGGCCCTGCTCATGATCGGTGGTGGCTCCAACGGTAAGGACACCATCCGCACGGCCCTGCGTGACACCCTCGGTGCTCGTAATTTCAGCTCCTGCACCCTCGCTGATTTCCGCCAGTACGACCAAGGCCGCAAATTTCCAATCGCGCCCCTACGTGATGCCGCCATTAACTGGTCTTCAGAAAACAGCCAGTTTGTTCACATTGATTCATTGCAGGCACTTAAAAGTGCCATCTCTGGTGAGGAACTAGCGTGGGAAATCAAAGGCGTTCAGGAGGCCACCTTCGTTCCAAATGCGCTCTTTGTTTTCAACCTGAACAAAGAACCATCGCTCTCTGGTGAGCAAGCAGCCATTGAAACTCGCTTTCACGTCTTTCAATTTCGCAAAACATTTCTCACCAAGCCAACACGCGCTGACCATCTAAAAGCTGACCCACGTTTAAAAGATGACCCGCATTTTATCCAGAAACATATATGCCCAGCTTTCCTCAATTGGCTGCTTGAAGGTCTAAAGCTGGCAGTTGAACATGGCATCGACTACGACTCTGGCAAAGAGGCCATGCGCTCGGTGCGTCGCAAGGGCTGCCACCTGTGGGACTTCTGCGATGAGGTCGGTCTGGAGTGGGATGCCAATCATTCCGTGCCCCATGCAATCGTCTGGCAAAAATTATGCGACTGGTACACCGCCGAGGGGTTCAGAGACCTCAATGGCCGCTGGGTCATCGACCCCGCCAACGACCCCACCATCAAAGCTTCACGCCTCCTGGTGCCGAAGCTGCTGACCATTTTCCCCGATCTGCGGTCCGAAAAAGATCCCGAGACTCGCAGCGTCATGTTGGTGGGCCTCAAGCTTCCAAAAGCATGGGAACGGTGATTCCGAAGGCAAATTGCCTTCGGGGCGAAGGCAAACCGAAGGCAAAATCGAAGGCAAAACCCCTTGCAAACACTAGACCGAAGGCAAATACCCTAAAAATCAAATCGATTTACACGCGGAAGGGGGTTAGGGCCCATATAGGGGGGTCTTTTACGTGTAGAAAAAGAATGGGTTTTTGGCTGTTTTGCCTTCGCCCTAGTCATACCAAGGGTTTTTGCCTTCGATTTGCCTTCGGAACAAACCCCTTTGCCTTCGAAACCCAGTCATACCAATGACTTTTGCCTTCGGGGGCTTAAGCTGCCGTCGATCCACTCCAACTGGACACCAAATGAGACCAATTCAGACCTCGGCCTATGGCCGCCGTTTTCGCAGCCGGACCGAAGCACGCTGGGCCATTGCCTTCACCGAATATTCAATTCGTTGGGAATACGAATTAGAAGGCTTTCATTTGCCTAGCGGTAGTTATCTCCCAGACTTTTATTTGCCGGAAGTTGAAATGTGGGCGGAGGTCAAGCGTGATGGCTTCACGCTGGAGGAGCTGCACAAGGCGCATGACCTTGCCAATGCCACCAACCAGCGGGTGTTGCTCCTGCCGGGTCAACCAAAAGATTTTTCCTATTACGCCATCGAACCAGATCACAACACAAGTGGCTGGGAGGAGGTACTTGAAGATGGCACCGTGGTCCACGTGATGGACTACGCGCCATTCGAGCCAAATGCGTACCACCTGGACGAAGGGCGCTTTTATGGCTGCTGTGGTGACGCCGGGGTTTTCCCGTGGCCTACGGATTACGCTGGCGACGGTTTGGACAATCCAGCTATTCGTGCAGCGCTTTCGGCGCGGTTTGAGCACGGCGAGACACCAGCACCGCCGAAGGTGCTATGCTCGTAGAGCGATTGGGACCCCCCTGGGCGCTGCCGGCAGCGGTGCAGCCCTAGGGGGTCTTTTTTTGCCCGTCAAAGCCCTTGGCACTCGCCTTGGTGGTGCGAACCACGCAGAATGGGGTCAAGGCCCCTTCCTGGGCCTCCTGGGGGCCTCTCATGGCGCAGCAGACCATCACTTTCGATGCCAACGCACTGGTGAAGAACCTGGACCTCTTCGCCGAGGTGCAGTTGCCTTACATCGCCAGCCTGGCCCTCAACCGCAGCCTGACGCCTGTGGTGCAGGGTTTACGCGGCGAGATGCAGGATCGCTTCCACGACCCGGTGCCGTTCACGCTCAACTCCATCCGCACCAAGGCCAGCAACAAGCAGAACCTGACCGCTGAGGTCTACGTCAGCTACGACGGCCA